GCGTTCCAACGGATTCGTGTGGCCCTGATTCCAGTGGTGTTGTATTGTGCGGCAAGTTGGTCGGCGCGTGTAGCCAAATTGTTTTGGAGAACCCATGAGGGTGATCCACCAACTTCACCACTCCAGATATACAATTCGTTGGATGCTTTGGCTTTGTCACCGTCAATGTACGCTTTGCCCATACTGTTGACCGAGTTTGTTTTGGTCATTTGAACTGCGTCAATCCAGGCAAGGTCGCCGCGTGTTTGGTTTCCGCTAGGTCGCTGAAACAAAAAGGTGATGGTTGCACGTGTCGCACCGGACGGTGCTAAAGCAAAATGTCCAACCTCATACCATGTGTTTGCCGTTGTGAGGGACACGTTGGAACCACCAGAACTGGAGATTGCTGCTTCCTCATCATCTAACCAGTTGATTTGCACCCTAGCTCGCAGGTCCGTGCGTGAAACTGTCCCTCTTGCACATTGTCCTTTGAACTCATAATATCGACCGGCGGTAACAGGAATTGCGTCAGATTCCCCACCGGAGAATGTTGCTTGTGATGTTGTGGCCGACGCCGCAGTGTGCTTTAGACGTAAAGCCCATGATCCGTTAACAGGAGCAAAAGGGTTCGGATCGTTGAGTGGTTGTCTGCGTCGTGCTTTGTTGTTTGAACCTGGCGACCAACCATTATCATTGTAATCGAAGTTAGGGTTTGCAACTTGGTTTACAGAGTAATAATCCACGCTACTTAAAAAGTCGCTGTTGACAGGCGTGTATATGTTTGTGTCGAACTGTACTTGACGTGCGCCATAAGTTGCAATTGACGTATCATCCTGGGTGACATATTGAGTGTCTGGGATAATGCCACGTTGCTTTGTGGACAAATCAACAAAGATAAAGTTTTGTTCATTGCCACCAGCCAAGGCAGCGTTATCGGTATCGTTCCAATAAACAAGGCTTCTATTATTGAGCGAGATTTTGTTTGCCACGTTTTGTGACGAGCTTTCTAAGTCAATCTCTGTGTAGTGGAGTTGCCCAGCGGAGCCGACAAGGTCAGTGAAAGTTTTACTGGATGACAATGAACCGTTGTACCATTGCCATTTGATTAGGTTGTCGCGGCCATCCGTATTGTTTGTTGGTATTGTGTGTGCACCGTACCAAATAGTGCCAACTGAACGTGACATCAAATCCATGTGATCCGCTGCGCTAGCAATCAAATCGGTATCAGCCAGAGCAAGCGTTCCCTGACTGCCAGATTCTGCGGTAGCACTAATAATTTGTGTTGCGTTAGACGAGTCGAACGAGTAGTTGATTGCACGAATACGGTCGTGGTCATAATAACCATCACCGCCAGCACGAAGGACAAACGACGAGTTACGGCCACCAACACCACTCACGACCCACTGCGTCAAATACGCAACCCAATCCACACAATAAAGCGTTGTCACAATCAACGGAGACGACAATTTTTTAGTGTTAGCAAACACAACCTGTTGCCCAACATCTTGAATGTAACCTGTGAACGCATATTCGGTTGTGCCGTAACGTCGAAGCCGAACAAAGTCACCGGATACCGGAACAGACGATATGTCTTTCAGCGAAGCGTTTAGCGTTCCAACGTCAACTGTGTTTGCCCCGGGTGTGGTGAGACGACCACCCTCGGAATATTGCAACGAGTTGAGCGCATCTGTGCGATCAGTCCATGTACCAGTCGACTGACTATAGGTCTCAAACTGGATAAGACCGTAAAGGTACTTTTCACGAATTGTCATCGTTTGCGACCACCGTTTGAACGGTCATACTCTTTTAGCACACGCGATATTTCACGTCCGGCACTAACCGAGTCCACAGGCTTGTTGAAGTTGACTGTGATTCGTGCTGGTCCGCCAGGGCCAGACTGATTGCCACCAGGGCGACCACCGCCACCACCGCCGACACCACCACCACCGCCACCGCCACCAGAACTTCCACCAGGATTACCGTTTGAACCAGGCAATCCTTGACCCGTCGAATTGAAACCGCCCCACTTTTTGATTTCATCAATGCCAGCTTTGATGTTTAAAATAACGTCAAGCGTAAACTTTGCGGCCTCACCTAATGCAACAAACGCATCCGTAATATCACGAATGTCCTGCTTAGACTGTGGCGACGCAAGCCAAACCTTTACCTTTTCATTGAGTTCACCAATCGGTTCAAGTAAAGCCTCACCAATTTGGTCACCAATCTGACCAAAAGCCGCAGCCAACTTTTCTGCTGGCGTTGCAGATTCAGCAGCCAAACCTTTGACACGATCCTCAACAGATTTAAGGATTGCATCTTGCGCCTCATACAATTTGCCAGAATCGACCAGCAAACCAATTTTTTCTTTTTCAGTTTCTGTAAAAGTAATTCCGGCTTTATTCAGTGCATCAAGACTGTTTTTTGGGTTTTCCAACATACGACCGAGTTTGATGGCGTTGGCTTCCATCTCACCAAATCCACCAGCTGCAAGGTCAATGGCTGCCGATGTTGCACGGTCAAACGCGCCACCCATTTTGTCAGCAGATTTACGCACCGCAGCAAATACCAACAGTTTCTTTTGAACGGCTTTGATTTGTTCGTCATCCACCGCAGTCGCAAGGTTGACCTCGTCCGCATAAGCGGCCATTCGTCGCACAGTTTTATCAGTTGCTTTCCCAACACCTTCCATGTTTTCCAACATGAACCGCAACTGAATGTCAGCTTTACGTGACTCTGCACCCATATCAACAAGAATGGGAATATAACGAATAAGAGCAAACGTGAGACCAAGCAATGCGCCTTTAGCCAAATTGAAGGCAGTAGTCGTGACTCGACCGAACATGGTCGTTTTATCTGCAGCAGTTTTCAAACCTGAAGCATACTTTGTGGCATTCATGGCCAACGTGACAATCATGTTAGGTACAGCCATTATTTGCCTCCATTCATCTGTTTAAAAATTGCGCTACATTCACGCACTGTCAAGTTTTTTACTTCTGTGACCGAGAGACCAGCCCCGACCACAAGTGCAGCCATGACTTTCGCCCGATCATCTTTTATTTTTTTGTGCTGTCGTCAGCCCCAAACAATTCAGCAAATTCGCCGGGGGTAAGTTTTTCGGCATCAGCAATTGTGTATGCAGGATTGTCGCGGCGTTTTACAATCCATGCAAAAGCAATTCGCAACTTGATAACACCAATGCGGTCCTCACCAATATCTGAAAAAGGTAGTTCCGCGTAGGTTTCAATCTCGGCAATTTCACCAAGAGTTATGTCGTTAAAGTCCATTTGTTTCAAAGCCTTTCTGCTTTATGTATTCTCGTAATTTGAAGTTTAGCAAAGTCACCATGTAAGACTTCTTTTTCTCACGTGCTTTTACCATGTAGGGGTTGCCTTTACCGCGTACTGTGGTGCGCCACGTTCGGTTGCCAGTCTCTGACTGTTCACCTGCTTCGTGATATGTTCCGTATGATACAGCGCGAGCATATTGGACTCTCACAGAACCAGACAACATAACACCACCAAAAACCATTCGAGGATTGACAACACCAGTTGCAGAATTACGAATGTTTATTTTCTTTGATGCAAAACCGCGAACTGATAATGCAAGTGCGCCACTTATTTTTGGTGCGGTTGCGGTGGCCTCACGAGCTGCAACTAGCGCAGCTTCTTTGATCCATTTTTCGAACATGTTGCGGTCGCCACCCATTTGCAAAAACTTTGCTCGGGTTTCATTCAGACCACGAACATAAGTGCGGCCATTGGTGTCCTGAAACAGCGATATGCCGTCAGCAGAACCACCAATGACCATACCCATGATTGATTAGGCGCGTGTCCAGGTACCCGAAGTAACCTGTGTAAGCAACTGTCCGGTTTCGTCGATAATGTCGAAGCGAACCATCTCGGAACCGAACGTGCCGTCGACCGAAGCCGCGCCACCAATGCCAGGTGCCAACAAACGAGGCAAACGCAAGTAACCTGTGAAACCAGGTTGCGTTGAGCTGATGGTGGTGTTGCCAAACGGTGCGTAACGGAACTGCGTTTCCTTGCCAGGGTTGTTGTAGAGGTACTGCCAGAGCGATGTTGATTCGAGCGACTGGATAAGTTCAGCCTCCGCGAATTTATCAATTCCTCCTCCGACGCTGGCGTCGTAAAATGTGACCTGGTCGTTGGATGCATCCTCGGATTTGACCATGAATGAGATGCAGTCGTACGAGAAGTCTTTCCACGTCGGGCTTGCAATCGAACCAGTGTTGAGCTGGAACAGCAGGCCGTTGGCTTTGATGCGTGTTGATGGGGTTGTGGGTAATGCCACGATGTCTCCTTAGAGTCGGGTGTTTTGATAAACGGTGAGTGTTGCGGATAAAAACTCGGCATTTTGTACCGAAAGCAGAGACGGTGCGGACACAGACCCCACGTAGAAGCCCTGTGCGCCAGATACAGCCGTTAGAACTGCGTCGACAGCATCATCCATAGCCGACGAAACAACCGCGTTAGCGGCGGTCTTGACAATTACAGTGACTTCAAATCCGAGACGGTACTCACCAAAAACCTGTCCAGTGGTAATCCAGTCACCTGCTGGTTGCAAAACTGCCAGGGGTGGGCTGATTCGTTCGGGGACTACTTCGGATGCGCGAATGCCAGCCGACGTGAGTACGGCCAGCAAAGCATCACGCCCGGCACCAATCATGCGAGACCCTGCCCAACATACGGTGCAAGCAATGGGTAGGCCGCAATCATTGGGTCACGTGCCACACGAACCGCTGAACCACCATCAAGCGTTGCAAACTGTGCAATACCATTCGGGGCAGAGCGACGGTGATACAGTTCCGATCCGCATTCAACTTTTGCGCGGTTCAGAACAGTGGCAGGTACGACGACTGTTCCACAAAACAGGTCAACGAGCAGATGTGCCTCGTCCCAGCATGCAGAAACAAACGTGTTGTCGGAGTCAGGTGCCCCAACATACGCTTTCAGTGCGTCGTACGCTGCCATGTTCTTTACCTAGCCTTAGGCCGTGCGGTTGAGGGGCACGATAAGCGACGGATATTCATCCGCTACCGCCGTAAACACACTCAACGAATACGCTGACGACATGTTGATGGCGTTGTCCGTCTCGAGACGGAGGCTTGCCGACGTGTACTGACGGAGAGCCGCCGAGTTGACGAACGCACACTGCGTCTTGTTGACATTGAGCTGCGAAACAGCAACAACGCGGATACCAGCGAACTGACCACCAAGACCGGTGGGCGAGATGGATCCGACGTTGTTGACTCCGGAACCGTCGACGAGAAGCACGGGGCGACCGTCTGAACCCTGGAGGGCCATCAGTTCCTTGAACGTGGCCGTGTCAACGACGAGCGTTTCGATGGGCAGACCAGTTGCGGCAAAAAGAACCGCTGCATCGGTGATTGCCGAAAGGAAGTCCGCGTAGGTTGCGCTGGCGGCCTTCACATCGACCTTCACACCTGCACCCTTACGAGCAGCGACGGTTGCCTGGTACTGGGCAATCAGTTCAGCGTTCAATTTGTTTCCGAGAGCGATTGCCTGTCCGCGAAGCGACGTGTTGAGGTAGTCAACGGTCGAACGCAGGATGGACTGAATCGACAACTGGATGTAGTTACCGATGGTCTTGAGCGAAACGTTCTTGGTTTCGAGCTGAACCTCGTAGTAACCCAAGTCGTCACCCTCGGCGGCCTGTGCGGCAGTGCCATCGGTGATTCCCTTGAGTTGTGCGAAGTAGATTGCCATTCCGTCGGCAGGAGTCACACCAGTCGAGAACACCTGGCGCAGGGGCGCAGCGTTTTCGATGATACGAGTCAAGTCGAAGTCAATGGGAGTGATGACACTGTCGCCTGTGTTAGCGCCGGTGTAAGCACGCTCGTACATGCGGATGGCGTTGGCGTCACCCTTTGCAAGAGCCTGCATGAACTCGCCAGCCGAGCGACGGTCAACGACCGGTGCGCTTTCAGATGACTTGAGGACAACCAGCTCGCGCTGCATGACCTCTACTGCTTCTCGAACCTCGGCGAGTTCGGAAGAGTCGGGAGTGGTTTCTTCAGGATCCACGATATCTCCTTTGTTTTCAGCCGGGGTCGGGACATCCGATTCCGGTTCGTCACGTACTGCTGTGACACTTGCACCCTCATACCATGGGAATGGGACGAGAGAAACTTCGCGCACGAGTGCATCAGTCACCTGACGGACACCGTCAATAACCTGTGCATCGCGCATAACAAAACCAACAGACATTTTGTTGATGACACCGTCTTTGAGCAGAGTGTGAACATCTTGCCCAAGTGCGGTATCCGAGATGGTTGCGCGAACCATGAAACCAGCATCGGTCTGTTCGCCAGCAACAATCTTGCCAATCGGTTCTTTGTGTTGCCAAAACAGTTTCGCTTCAGAGTCAAGCGTGACTGCGCCGCGTTGAAACACTTCACCGTTTGACACTTGACCGTATGGGACGGCCATTCCAGTTACTTCGCGTGTGGTTTCGTCGAAACGAACATCCATTTCACGAATCTCAAGCGAGTCCTGCATCGGGTACTCCATTCGGGTTTAGTGGGGGTAAGTCCTCAATTTCACGGACTTCATCTACGGTCATAAATCCTGCTGCGATAGCAATTTGATGTGCCTGGTAACGGGTGAGTTGATCGGCACGAAGCAATGATGAAACATTGACTTCGACCTCGACACCGCGAGCTGCGAGCTGTGACATTGCCGACTCAATTTCGACAATGTATTGCGACAACGTGTAACGAACAAACGCGATCTGTTCTTGTTCCATGTTCGTGTAAGTCATGGAGTTGCCGTCAACGGAAGCCAGCAACATGTTTGCCGGGACACCAAACAAACGCGCAACCTGTTGAACGTTGAACGACTGTGCCTCAATAAACTGTGCGTCGCGTGGGTTCAAATACATCGGCTGATAGTTCAGGCCGTTTCCAAGAACTGCAACACCGTTCTTAGCACCTGCGGTTGCGTTCCACGCATCCTTAGCCGACTTAGCCTGGTCAGGGGATAGCATCTGGTCAGACTTGAGAACACCATTCGGGATACCAGAATCAGTGAACCACGTAGCGGCGTAGTCACGAGTGTCCCGAGCGTTCATCAGTTCCTGTTGCGCGGCCTGAATGGGCCCTAGACCATATGCGTTGCCAGGTACGCGCATCAGTGCCAGGTGCTGAATCTCATTGAGCGAATACTCTTTAGTGCCACGGTATTGATACCCCAGCACGTTGCCGTATTCGTCAGTCTTGATAAACATGTTGAAAGGATTGAGGACACGCAAGTTGACGGTTTCGCCTCTAGGGTTGCGTGAGATTTCCCAGTAAGCGTTACCAGCGAGAGCCAACGAGTTTACCGTGGACTCCATCCACGTTTCACGTGTAACTGCCGCATCAGGTTGACGGATCCATAAAGGTGTCGGGGTGACCTTGATATCCTCACGGTATGCGTGAATGCCCATCTGCTTCATCGCCGTAGCGAGAACAGTAACGGCCCGGTATACACTTCCGAGGCTAAGAGCGTCGTTTGTGGTCACACCCGACGAAGCAAACTTGGGTTGCATGACAATCGCACTAGAGCGTTCCTCAAGTGCGCTTCTGCGCGTGAATCCTAGATAATCAAGTAATCCCATTACTACATATTGTGTCACAAATCAAGTGAGACCACAACATATAGTATTTGGCGTGTTGTTACTGGCAACTATCGCACTGCAAGAAATCCATTGGGTCCATCGGTACTGAATAACCGTCTACTGTGTCTTTTTCCATAGACGTATCAGAATACTTGCAACGATTGTTCTCGCAAAGTATCCGCGCCGAATGTTGCCAACAATGTAGCCATCACCGCATCAATTTCAACTGCTGAGTCACGCCGCGATACCCGGAACCCCTCACCAACCATTTTGCGAACGGTACGCGGAATCTGAATAGATAGCAACGGGTCGCCACCATGCTGGAGAGTCTTTCGTGCCAGTCGGGCGTAGAACATTGATGAAGCGTTGACAATGTCGCCCAACGTCGCTGTCTCGGCAGGGTAACCGCGAGCTTTGAGTTCTTTGTGTAGATCGCGCAGCGTGTAACCGTCAACAATGATGGCGCGAGGGTTGTGGGACATGAGTTGACCGCAAACGAATATCAACTGCTCAAGTGACGGCTTGTTGATTGAGGCCACAAGTTCCGTATAGATAACATCATCAACCTTGACCGACACTGCGACGGTTGCGTGTGCCCAGTCCGGTGTCCGGTCAATCGCAAACACAAAATCACCCTGGGGCATTGACTCACCAAACGGTCGTTCACACTTCTGCCACAACTCGGCAGGAATAAACGTCTTAGTACCCGATTGGATAAACCTATTGAGTCGGTAGCGGATAATGTCATCTTTTGGCAGCGCACGAACATCGTCGAGTAACAGTTTCGGATTTATACGGCCTGACTGTAACGCAGGATTTGCTTCCATCAACAACGCAATAAGTTCGTCGTCATCGTCTGGGACAATCGCTTCCGAAGCTTCCCAAATCCATGCCCCGAAACGTGGCAGGTCGCCTGCTATCGCTTTGTCAGCGTTTGCATAAAGTCGCGTAAGTAGTTCAGAGTTTTCGTCGCCCGATGTGCTGATGCCCACAATAAGCGTATCTTTTCGAGCGCCAGTACCGCTCGAAAGTGCATCCCAGACTTTAGCTTCAACAAGATGAACTTCATCCACAATGCCAACGCTGACAGGAATGCCCTGAAGAGTATTAGCGTTTGATGCTTTGATTTCATATCGACTCCCATCGAGTGTTTTGATACCACGTGTCTCGGTCAGTTTAGACATGCGACGTTCCAACGCAGGATTCCCTGCAATAACTCTCTGCACCCGGTCATAAACCAAACGTGCCTGCTCGGCGGTCGAGGCCACACCAACCGAATACGCGCCAGGCTTACGCAACAAAGCCCAAATACCCAACGCACCAACAATCTCGGATTTACCGTTCTGACGTCCCATCGAGATAAGACATGATCGCCAGCGCAGCTCACCACTCGGCAACAACTCTGTCACCCGACGTAGCAACTCCACCTGCCAATCATCAAACTTGAAACCAGGTGTTGCAACCGACCAAGCCAACTCAATGACAGGCAACAACCAATCAATGTCACACACAAAGTCATCAGACAATGTGGGTGTGTGGCGAGCCGGGGCAAACGTCATCGAGTCAACAATGCTTCAAGCT